CAGTCGAACGAAGGCATCACCATGCTCGACGGCGACGACGAATTTGGCACCACGACCTACTCCTTTGCCGGTCTGGATGAAGCCCTCCTGACCTTCGGGCAGCAACTGTCGGGCGCGCTCGGTATCCCGCTCGTCCGGCTATTCGGACAATCCCCCGCCGGTCTTAACTCGACCGGCGAGTCGGATTTGCGGACGTACTATGACGCGATCCATCAGCAGCAGGAGCTACGTCTGCGCCGGCCTGTCGAGATTACCGCCAGGGTGATCGCCAAGTCGGAGGGGATCGAGCTTCCCGACGACGCGCTGATCAACTTTGAACCGCTCTGGCAACTCTTGCCGAAGGAGAAGGCGGAACTCGCCGAGACGGTGACCCGGACGGTCCTCTCCGCTGAGGAGCTTGGGGTGATCGGTAAGAAGCGCGCCCTGGAGGAGTTGCGCCAGTCCGCGCAGCAGACGGGTATTTGGTCCACCCTGACCGATGAGGAGATCAAGGAAGCCGAACAGGACGACCTGATGGCGCAGCAGATGAGCGAGATGATGCCGATGCCCGGCGCGCCGCCTGCGCCCGGCGCGGAGACGACGACCGGTCATCCGGGATCGCCAGGACAGCCGCAACCCGGTGCGCCGGCCCCTGGCGGCAACGTCGCCTCGTTCTCGGCCCCGAAGCCGCATAATCCGGTGCCGCCGCCGACGATCAGCCTGGGGCGAGGCAAAGGATAGTGCCGGCGACAACGCCACAGTCGAACGTCTTTATCGGGATCGACCCGAGCCGGCAGAGCCGATTCAACTGGTGGCCCAGTGTCGATGCCCGGCGCGAGGCGCGTGAGGAGCGGGGCCGATTTGCCAGAGCGCGGATTGCAGAGCGGGAATACGCCCGGCGGCTGCGCCGGCTGGCGCAACATGTCGGCGATATCGTCCGGGGCATCTTTAATCCCGACGACCCGGACACCATCGCGGCAGTGACCCGCGCCCTGGCGGATTACGAGCGGCTTCTGGGACCCTGGGCCGAAGCCATGGCGCAGGCGATGTTAACCGACGTTATGCGCCGTGACGCCCTGGCGTGGCACCGGCACGGCCAGCGCATGGGGCGGGCGCTCCGCAAGGAGATCGAAAGCGCACCTATCGGCTCGGCCTACCATCAACTGATGGCGGAACAGGTCGGACTGATCAGGAGCATTCCGACCGTGGCGGCGAACCGGGTGCATCAACTGTCAGGCGACTTCATGCTCGGCGGTCGCCGTTGGGAAGACCTCGTATCCGATATCCTGGCGACCGGCGAGGTCACGATCTCGCGCGCCAATCTGATCGCCAGGACCGAGACCAGTCGCGCCGCGACCAACTTCACCAAAGTTCGCGCCGAACATCTGGGGTCGGAGGGGTATATCTGGCGGACGGCGATGGACGCCGACGTCCGGCCCAAGCACAAGAGGCTGGAGGGGACCTACCACAAATGGACCGAGCCGCCGGTCGCTTCGGAGCCGGGCCAAAAGGAGATGGTCTATCATGCGGGCGCTGGGCCGAATTGCCGCTGCTATCCAGAACCGGTTCTTCCTGGCGAGGAGGTCAAGGAAGGCGCGACGCCGCGCTCCCTCGCCTATCTTGAGGCGGTGGAAGCCGGGGGCGGCGGACGAAGCGCGGCAGTTCATCGCGCGCGGATGGCGAACCCACGATTAGCCGCCCGCCTCGCCGAGGCGCGCGAGGCGGTGGCTCAGCTTCAGCAGGATATTCATGCCGCCGCCCGGCGCGGTGACGTGGAGGAGGTTAACCGGCTAGACGAGCTTCTGGCGGTCACGCGGCGACTCTACGACGACCTGTCGGCGCAGTTCGACCGCTTACGGCTGACCCGGCAGTAGCGCGCAGCGGGCGGGCGTGTAGCGCGAGCGACGGAGTGTCGGGCGATGAAATGGATCGACTTTGCTCAGCCGCTTCCTGGCGGTTCCTGTCGGAGCTTTACCCAGGAGGGATTTATGCGCTGCGTCGGCGTGCCGATTGCCCGTACCGGGACCCAGGCTTATGGGCCGGGCGAGACCCCGATAACCGGCGATTATGTCCAGATCGACCGCGACCCGGAGGAGGTCTTCTCGCCCGACGCCATCAACGCGATCTGGGGCAAGCCGGTGTGCAACGATCACCCGTCCGATTCCTGGGGCGGGCGGATCGACATTACCCCAGATAACTGGCGGCAGCTGGCGGTCGGGTCCTGCACCAATCCCCGGCAGAGCGACGTCGAGCCGGACCTGTTGATCGCCGACCTGATCATCTACGACCAGAGCGCCATCCGGGATATTCAGAACGGCAAGAACCAGATTTCCTGCGGCTACGACGCGGATTACGAGAGCCTGGGGCCGGGTCGCGGGCGGCAGACCAACATCAGGATCAATCATGTCGCCCTGGTCGATCAGGGCCGGTGCGGGTTTCGATGCTCGATTGGCGATAGCCCTGGAAAGTCCGCCAAAGTCCTGCGGAAACCCCCAAAAGTCCTGATCCATGGGGCGCTGTTTCGCTAGGGCGGCGCTGATCGCCGGTATCTCGCTGGTCGAGCTGCACTCGCCCAACGGGCAGCGGATCGAAATCAACCCGTCCCAGGTCAGCAGCGTGCGCCAGCCGGTGGATATTGGCGGGCATCAGTGGGGCAAGGGCACCCACTGTATCCTGGTGATGGGCAACGGGGGGTTCATTGCCGTCACCGAGCGGTGCGAGGACGTCCGCAGCAAGCTGCAAGCCAACTGATTCTTGAGGAGGAGGAGAGTAGCGATGGCGCAGGCAAACGGCACATGGCGCGACCGGATTCGCCGCGCCTTTCAAGCGCGTGATGAAGGCGAACTGGAGAACGCAATCAACGAACTCCCGGAGAACGCCGAACTCCATCTCCATGTTGGAGGGAACGGCAACGGGGCCGTGCCAGGGGACCAAATCCCCTCCGGTATGCCGATGCCGGTGGACAACGCCCTGAAGGCGCACGACGCCGAGCTTGAGGAGCTTTGGCAGGCCCTGAACGGTAAGGGCCGGTCACGCGATGCCTTTATCGCCAGGAGCGCCCGCCGCAAGCGGATGGGTATCTTCGACGAGGAGGAGAAGAAGGACGACGACGACAAGACCGGTGACAAGCGCGCTGGCGGTCGCGACGAGGACAAGGACGACGAGGACAAGGAAAAGAAGAACGGCGACGCTTTCCGCGATCCGCCCGAGGCGGGTGGCGACGGCAACCGGCGGATCATTCCCGGCTTCGAAATGGAAGCCCCGCCGGGGACTGCCGACGCTAACAAGAAAGCGCGCGACAGCGCCTTCATGTCGGACAGCTACCAGCAGACCTGTGCTTACGCGGAGGTCCTGGTGCCGGGGATTGCGCTCCCGACCTTCGATAGCGCCTCGCCGCCAAAGAAGACCTTCGACGCGCTGTGCGGGTTCCGGTCCAAGGTTATCGACCTCGCCTGGACTAATCCTGAGACCCGTACCCTGATTGAGGACCTGACCGGCGGTCACTTTACCGGCGACGTCAAGACCCTCGATTGCTCGCAAATCCGCGACCTGTTTATCGCCGCCGGGGCAACCAAGGCGCGCGAGAACGCCGCGATGAACCGCAGGACCGGCGCGCCGCCGGTCGCCGACGGGGCGTCGCACCCGGTCGGGACGATGACGCTGCAAACGATCCAGGACGCCCAGAACGATTTCTGGAAAGACCGGCGTCAACACTAACCCCAGAAGGAGGACTGACCCATGGTCGCATATGCTTACAGGCCCCCGTTTGGGGTCGCCGGGGAGATCACCCGGCACATGTTCCAGGCCGAGAGTAAAGCCGCCCTCGCGTCGAACCCGCCGCTCTCCTACGGGCTGGCGGTCAAGATCGACCCGACGACCGGCGCTGTCCGGCAACTGGTGATCGGCGACAATACCGACACCGACGTCTTCGGGATCGCCGCCCGGCCCTACCCGGAACAGATGGGAACGGCGCAGGGTCCTTACGGCCAGCAGCCGCTGGGAGCGTCCCAGGCGATTCCCTCGCCGCCGCAGCCAATGTCGATCTTGCGCTCGGGCTATATCATGGTGCCGGTTAACGGGACCCCGAACATTGGCGCGCCGGTCTACTGCTGGGCCGCGCCGACCGCCGCGCCGCATCTCCAGGGCGGGTTTGAATCTGCTGCCTCGGCGGGCAATACCATCGCTATCGGCTCGACCAAGACGACGTTCTCAAGCGGGGTCGATGCGAACGGTCTCGCCGAACTGGCTTTCAACATCTAACCCAGGAGGGGGCAATGCCGCTTGACGGTATTTTTCCGCGCGTCGGACTCGCTGGCGGCGATCCGCGCACGCACGACGCCGTAGGAAATGCGCTCGGGAAACGCTTCTCGACACCGTATAAAGCCTACGACGGCAAGTATTACGATAGTACAGGCGCGTTTCTCCACGGCGAACTTATCCGCCTCGACCCCACAATGCACTTGCCGCTGGCAGCGGTTACTTGGGGCCGGGATATTGACCTTCGCCAGGACGTGACCATTGCCGACGACGGCACGAGTTTTACTCAGCTGTCGTATGGGATGCCGTCCGGCATGGGGACCCCGTCGAACATTGCTGGCGGTAAAGCCTGGATCGGCAAGGACGCCAACCAGATCACGGGCGTCTCGGTCGATACGGGTCTGTTGGTCAAGCCGCTGCGCGCCTGGGCGATGGAACTCAAATATACGATTTTTGAGTTGGAAAGCTCTCTGCGCCTCGGTCGCCCGATTGACCAGCAGAAGTA